CGATCAACTTGGAAATGCTGTAAATCATAAACTGACATTAAGGTTCATTAGAAGTGATTTCAATATGGCAATTATATATCAAGAAGCAAAGGGGGGCAGAATGATGGAAAAGATAACACTTGACGATATGATAAAGGCACTTAAATGCGTTGCCAGCCAAGATGTCGAGGGTGATTGCTATGCAGATCACGAAAACTTCATGCATATGGACGATGACGAGCATAAACGCATTGTTTGCGGAACCGGAGAAAATTTAAAAGATTACATCAGTGGAAAAGAAGCAGTGGCATGTCCGTATAACCAGAATGAATATGGTTGTTGTTTTGAAGATGGGGAATTATTCTGGCTGAAAGATATTGCAGAATTACTGGAAGAACTGAAAGAGCTAAGAGCTTATAAAGAGAAAATGGAGATGCAATATCTTGATGATATTGAAAATCCTTTGGAACCATTAAAAATATCAGCAGCGTTGGAAAGCGAAATATTCAAATACAATTACAGAAAAGAAAACAAGCCCGAAGAGATAAACATACTGGATTATACAGTAATGCATGCACTGAAACATTGCCTAGAGGAGAAAACAAAGGAGGTGAAATAGATGGAGAGATTAACAAAAAGAGATTTTTCAAGAATCACATATAACGAACGCCGAAGCATTATGTGCAGTTCATATTGCGATAATTGCTCACAGGGTGCAGGAAATTGCAAAACAGTAAAGAATATGATTAAAAAACTCGCCACTTATGAAGACTTAGAAGAACAGGGCTTGCTTGTGAGATTTCCGTGTCCTATTGGCACAACTGTATGGGATATATATGGCATGGGTATTCGAAAAAACGTGGTAAGCGGAATTGAATACGGAAAAGACGGCAGATGGTTTTTATGGGCGAACGAGGATGAATGGCTTGGAGAATTGAATGTTGTGGTATTCCTCACCCGTGAAGAAGCTGAAAATAAGTTGGAGGAACTCAAAAATGAAATTTAAAGAATTTATAAACTGGTGCAATGAAAGAGCCTGTGATGGATGTTGGGGAATGTTAGAAGCAATAGCGTGTATTAATTTAATAAATGAGATTATGAAAATCCAATTTTGGAAAAGAGAAAAAATCTGGAAAGAAAATTATGAACAGCAGGTATTGGAAGAGATTATTAATCCGATAGAGAAGAAGTTGGAGGAGCTGGGAAATGACAAGACCTGAGATTACGGCAAAATTATCAGCCATGGTTGAAAAGAAAATTAATCCGCATAATGATCCACGTATTTATTGGGCACGAGAAGTTACATTTGATTACTATACAGATCATGCAATCAGAGTGGACTACATGAAATTTGTTCCAGCAAATAATAGCGTTTCTGGAATAGAAAAAGCGGATTGCTACTGCTATGAAATTAAGTCGTCTGTTGAAGATTTCAAATCTGGACACGGGTTAAATTTCATTGGCGATTTCAACTATTTAGTTATGCCGCAAGATGTATATGCAAAAATATCTCTGGAAATTCCGTATTCTGTAGGGGTTTACATACCAGACGGAAGTGAGCTTTCATGCATCAAGAGAGCAGTGAGGAGATACAGAACAAGACCTGTATCTGAAATTCTTCTGATGATGTTCCGGTCAGCAAATAGAGATTATAGAAAAACTGCAAGGAAATTGGAGGAGATGAAGAATGCACAGTCATCAATGGATTAAATATCACTCTCGCAGAAGAGGGCATATATACAGATGTGTAATTTGTGGAAAACTTTTTGGATAGGAGATGAAGGAAAATGGATAAACCTGTTCTGGACGCTACATGTGGTTCAAGAATGATTTGGTTCAACAAAAATAATGAACTGGCTGTTTTCGTTGACAAACGCGAACTGGATAACGAAGCAATATGGACAAGCGGAGACGGAAAAGTAACAAGATATTGCAACATCCATCCAGATATTATAGCGGACTTCACATGCCTCCCGTTTGAGGATAATACATTTTACCATGTTGTGTTTGACCCACCGCATCTTATCCAAGGTGGGGACAATGCCTGGATGGTAAAGAAGTATGGAAAGCTCAACAAGGATACATGGAAACGAATGTTACATGATGGTTTTTCTGAGTGCATGCGTGTACTGAAGCCTTACGGGACATTGATTTTTAAGTGGAATGAAACACAGATTCCTGTAAAGGATGTTATTACGGCTATTGGGGCAGAACCATTGTACGACAATAGATCTGGCAAACAGGGAAAAACACATTGGATGGCATTTATTAAGGTGGATGAAAATGATGGATAATTTAGAAAATGTTTCTGCAAGAAGTGAAAAAGAAGAAAAAATTGAAAAAGAAAAAGTAACTGATTTGGAATTGGTTTTCGAGGTTTTTGACGGAAAACCGTACTATTCGATAAAATACAAAAATGTTGGTGAAGATGATTACCGCATAGGATATAGCTCATATTCTTTTGAGATTGTCTTGGCATATAAAGAAAAATATTTCGAACTGGTAGAAGAGGAAAAATCTAGCACAGAAATAAAATACAGAATTGACAGAAAAATTATATCAAACAGTATTCAACATTACGGCATGGACAATCAGAGTACCGTCTGCATGGAAGAATGTGCCGAGCTTATCCAAGCAATCAGTAAGGCGAAACGTGGAAAAATCAACCGTGATAACATGATAGAAGAAATTGCAGATGTGTTGATCTGCATCGAAATGTTAAAGCAAATGTACATGATTTCCGATGAGAAAATTAATAAGTGGATTGAGAAGAAACAGGCGAGAGAAGTAGAAAGGATGGAAAAGCATGAATAAGAAAGAAATCGCAGAGATCAAGAAGCAGTTTACGCCAGCCAATTGTGCAATCACACGTATTTGTGGTTGTTATGTGGATGCAGAAAAAAATAAGAAAACCAAAATTAAAGAAGCTTTCCTTTCCCTTCCAGAGGAAGAAATGTTTAAGTATTTTGACATTTTCAAGAAAACCATGTCTGGCAGACTTGGAAAAAGCCTTATGAATCTTGAATTCCCATTAGCACAGGAAAAAGAGGGTGGAACACAGGAATTTCTTATGCGGATCAGAGCAAGTAAGCTTAAAGATGATGATCTTTTGGATGAGTTTTACGACAAAGTGATTGAAAATTACGATTATCCAGAAAATTACTACATAGTTCTCATTCATGCAGTATATGACATTCCCGGAAAAACTTCTGATGGAACCGAAATGCACGATGCCTCAGAAGAAATTTATGAACACATTCTGTGCAGCATTTGCCCGGTGAATCTTTCAAAGGCTGGGCTTAGCTATGATGTGGCTGAAAATAACATCAAAGACAGAATTCGTGATTGGGTAGTCTCAAGACCAGAAACAGGATTCTTATTCCCGGTATTTAATGACAGAAGCACTGATATTCATGGAACCTTGTATTTTAACAAAAACATAAAGAATATTCATCCAGACTTTATCGAAAACGTTCTTGGCACATCAATTCCACGTATACCTGGCAATGAGATCAATGTCTTTTCAGATTTTATTATGGATAATTTCGAAGGATGCACAACATTTAATTTCACTGAAAGCCTGGTTGAATCTTTACAGGAAGTAAGAGAACAGAAGAAAGACAGCCCAGAGATGATAACTGTATCATGTGATGAAATGGAACAGATTTTTGGATATTGCGGAGTTCCAGACGAGAAGTTATCGGATTTCAAGGAAAACTGGGAAATGTATTTCAGCAATGAGCCTGTCGCCCTTGACAATATCCATAATTCAAAAACTGCAAAAATTTTAACATCAGATGCAACAATCTGCATTCAGCCGGATAAAATTTCTCTGATTGAATTGAAAGAAATAAACGGCGTTCCATCTCTTGTGGTTCCGGTAAATGGAGAACTGAAAATCAATGGAATTGAAGTTGAATTGAGATAAACACTTTTGAAAAATCCAGGAATTGGAGAAAGGAATTTCAAAATTGGCAAATAAAAGAATGTTCACAATGAAAATTGTTGATACAGATGCTTTCCTTGATATGCCGTTATCAACACAATGTCTTTATTTTCATCTAAACATGAGAGCTGACGATGATGGATTTATTGGAAACCCAAAGAGGATTGAAAAAATAATAGGAGCGAATGATGATGATTTGAAGCTTCTAATTGCCAAGAGATTTGTTATCTTGTTTGATGATGGCGTGATCGTTATTAAACATTGGAGAATGCACAACACCCTGTCCAGAGACAGATATATAGAAACTTCATACACTGATGAAAAAAAGAAACTGCTATTGAAAGATAACGGAAGTTACTCACTGACAAATGGAAATTCTATTGATGATACCAAACTAATAGAGCGTTCAAACAGGCAGACGCAGAAAAGACGCAAAATAGACGAACGAAAGACGCACTCAGATAAAGATATAGGTTTAGATAAAGATTTAGAATTAGATTTAGATACAGAATTAGATAAAGATAAAGAAAAAGATATAAATGATTTAATAGTATCTAAAGATACTATTCGTCAGACTGACGTCCAACGAATCATTGATGAATGGAATACTCTGGAAGAATTTGGTATTAACCCTGTAAAAAGAATGACATCAAAACGAGAACAAGCAGTGAAAGCCAGAATCCGTCAGAACCATATGGACGATATCTTAGAAGCCATTGAAAACATTCGCCATAGCAGCTTCTTACAAGGCCAGAACAAAGAAGGTTGGATGATAACTTTCGATTGGTTCTTAAAGCCCGGTAACTTTGCGAAGGTATTTGAAGGGAACTATCTTGATAAATCCGGTAACAAGCCTCAAAGTTACATGGAGAAAATACAAAACAGGGTAAGCGAGGTGGATAACTGGGTATGACAAGAGAAGAATGGGCGGTACTGGTAAAGGCAATGAAAGCTGTGTACACTTCCCCAGCATTTCTGCCAGATCAATATGCTTTTGATACTTGGTACGGATTACTGAAAGACCTGGATTACAAGCTTTTAAGTTTCGGATTAAAGAAATATATGCAGACGGAATGGAAAGAGCCATCAATAGCCGCATTAAGGCAATGCGCACAAAGCGTTGCACCGCAAAAGGAAGAGCTGAATGAAACAGAAGCCTGGGAAAAGGTATGCAAAGCTATTCAGAACTCTACATATAACGCAGAAACAGAGTTTGATAAGCTTCCAAAAATCATTCAGAAAGCAGTATCAAGTCCGGCACAACTTAGAGAATGGGCGGTATCTGAAAATGTAGATGGTACATGGTGGAGTGTAGTTCAATCAAATTTTCAAAGGACGTATCGGGCAGAAGTGCAAAGAGAACAAGAACGAAGAAAACTAAGTCCAGACCTTTTAAAAATTATAGATACTGCCAGATTGGGAGGTGCTGAAAATTGCCAGATAGAAAACCATGGAGAGAATTAAAAAGCACTGAAATTATAGTCTTAAAGCGGAGACAATGCTCGAAATGCGACTATTACAGCAAGAGCGAAAATGCATGGAGTACAAATGCAACCTGTGATTATATCTTGATTGAAGAACATAGCAGAGGATGTGATCCAAGGGATTGTGTTAAAAATGGTATCTTCAAGAAGAAAGCGAGAGGAAAGTCAAGAGTAAAGCGAGTGATTCTATGAGAAAGATAAGCGAAATGTATAAGCGGTCTGGCGGTACAGCTTATCAGCATACCTGTTCAGAATGCAGATTCTTCCGTGGGGGCAAACATCCGCAATGTTTGCAATACGAACTGGAAATTGATTGGAATCCAGATTATATAGCTTGCAAATTTTACAATCTGGAAGAATCTCAGATTGATGGGCAGGTCAATATCTTTGATTTGTTGTAAAACGTGATAATTGTGTATTTAAAATAGCGCAGAATCGTTCAAAAGAGAATAATGGTAGAAATTATAGGGCATACAAAAGATAAAGAAAAACAGCGTTTAAAATGAGATAATTATATGGAGGGACAATTAATGGAAAAAGCTATATTGTATGCCATAAACGAAAGAATGTTCTCACTTGGTCTGATAGATGAGAAAACAAGAGATAAAATTAAAGCTGAAATCAGCATTAGAAAGTAACGACAATGTATTGAGTGGATTTATATGAGGTGTTATACTTTATATGATTCCACTCCCTGTTTATTAAGGGAGAAATGCACTATGAATATTTATTATGTAAGAGAAAAATTAAGAAATTGCTCTATTTACGACATTGAACTAAATGTTGCTTATTATGCCAGGGTTTCTACTGAAAAAGTTGAACAGCAAGCATCCATTAAGCACCAGGAGGAACATTTTGAAGAACTGATACATTCTAACAACAGATGGAAGTTTGCCGGTTCTTACATTGATGATGGTATCTCTGGAATGCACGCAGATAAAAGAGAAGAATTCCAAAGAATGCTCAGAGATGCAAAGCTTGGAAAAATTGACATGATTATAACAAAAGAAATTTCAAGATTTGCGAGAAACACTCTTGATAGCATCCAATACACCAGAGAATTGTTGTCTTACGGCGTATGCGTTTGGTTCCAAAATGATGGAATTAACACTATTGATGATGATAGTGAGTTCCGACTTACTATTATGGCTGGGGTAGCGCAGGACGAAATCCGAAAACTTTCTTCAAGAGTAAAGTTTGGACACGCA